GACATAACAGCGTCCAGGTTGGCCTTATCCTCGGCGCTCATCGCACCGGCGGAAGTGGCAGTGGCGACAGCCATGCTAATGCCATCAGCGCCAACGGCCAGACCGTTTGCGTTTGCCTCATCCACCTTGACAGAGACGGTGTTGTTGGTCACACTGATGCCGTCACCGGCCTTGACAGTGTCAACCAGACCCTTCAGAGGGATGTAGATGTGGCTCTCCTCTGCGTTGGCCACAACAAGGTCAACATAGGGGTCGCCCACCGCAGCACCGGCGTAGGGGGTATTGGCGGTCTCAACAATCTCATAGGTGCCGCCGCTCAACACAGCGTCCTTGGGAATGTTGATAGCGTCGCCGACATAGGTGTCAGCGCCCTCGGCAGTCCGCTTCAGCTTGTAGGTGGCGGAGAAGCCATCCTCCGGTGTTGCCTGCTTCTCAATGGCGAACTCAACAGCGCCGGAAGCCGCAGCAGGGGACACAAACAGGCCGTCCTCCTTCAGCTCCAGGGCGTTGCCCTCGCTCTTGGAAACCTGTACGCCGATGGTAGTGCCGTTGTCATCGGAACCAAGAATGACGCTGGCATCCACAGCAGTCAGGCCGATTGCGCCGCCGGACGCCAGACTGTCCAGCTTCGCCTTGTCGGCGGCGGACATCAGGCCAGACGCCAGGGCGGTCGCTTCGGTGCCCTTGCCATAAAGCACCTCGCCCTTGAAGAGCTCCTGCGTGTCGGTCAGCCAATACAGGGTATTGACATCCTTAGTGGCAATGGCGTCATACTGAGCACGAGTACCCTGCTTGAAAATCACATTTGCCATAACACAATTCCTCCTTGTATGTTGTTCTCTATATAAACGCTATCTAAGCGCCTATATCGTTACATATCCTCCCAGACGTAGCCAGTCTCTACGCCCGGAGAATCCATGCCCCCTTCGCCAATGTCACTCCACTCATCATTGGGGTTGAGGTCAACCGGCTCGGGCACTTCGCCAGGCTCGGTTTCCACAGTAAAGGTGAGCACCTTGTGGGCATCAACGTGCGGCACATAGACAGAGCCATCCTTGCCCACAACTTTGCCAAGGTTCTGCGTTTCTTCATCATCGAAAGTGACGATGAGGTCGCCGTCTTCGTTGATTTCCATGTTGATAATGCCACGAGCGGTATCCGCACGGACAAAGATGGGGTCGCCCAGAGGAACCTGCGTAGTATCCACAATGTTGCCCTCCTCGTCCAGAATGGGGATGGTAGACACCAACTGAATGGTGCTGTCCTCCTCGTTGAAGACGATGTTATCCGCCTTGGCCGCCACAACCTCATCAGTCTTGTCGATACGCTCATGCAGCTCTTTCTCGGCCTTCTCAACCTTATCCTCCATGTACCGCTGCATCTCATAAATGAGTCTCAGGTTGCGGTCTGTAATGTACTCATCCATATTCTTAGAGTCAATGACCTGCAAGAAGCACTCGCTGCTCTTTGCGATGGTGGGATGCCGGGGAGGGCCGGAGAAGATTTGCAGGAATGTGCAGATTTCACCGGCATACCGGGACAGGGTGCAGGTGATAGGGAGATGATACTTATAGTACCGGTCGTTGTATGGCTCGTCCTCCCGCACCAGCAGAGCAATGTCCGCCGTACCGTCTGCACGGATATAGCTCAGATATACGGTGGCCCGCTCCATATCAATATTGCCTACCGTCATGGGAATCAGGTAGGTAATCGTTCTGTTGAGGTGGTCGCCCCTATAGATGGGTTCTCTTTTTGTCATGCAAAGATTCATGCTCTCATCGAGCTTAATGTAAATCACCCGTTTCACCTCCGTTTCTTATAGGATGACGTAATCAACGTCGTTGAGCGACATATCGTCATAGGCAGAGAGTGTGTCGGCATCCATTTCATAAAGGAGCCTGTGGCGCTTGACAATGGCCTCTACCTCAAAAGGCACAATCTCCAAAGCATTCTCTCCTGGAACGAAGAATTGCTTCAAAGTTCCTACCATGGGCAATGGCTGGATTTCAATGGCGCTCTCTGCCGCCAAATACTTTGTCATCTGCCCACCAAGCACCTGGCTACCCAACGTAATCGGGAAGGTGCATCGCCCCAGTGAGAATCGAATCTCTGTCTCAGCGGCCTCGCCGACAATCTGGATTGCCGAAGGGGCTGCTGTACAGCACAACCGATAGAAAAGGTCGGTTGGCTCTGCGCTGACAACGATAGCGGACTCCGCTTTCTCGGAAGCCTTCTTTTTCGTCCGCAGCGCTTCTGCCTCCAACACAAGCTGGGAGGACGCTCGTTCCAAGTCACGCTTGAATGTCGCCTCGACACTGGATACGACTTCTACTCCAGACTGTCCTCGGCCAAACGGCTTTTTTACATATGCGCTGACTGGGAATGTTTTAATCTGCAAGCCATTCTCAACGGTTGTGTAGGAATGGGCCAGCAGACTGAGCCTTTCCGCATTTACCTCCAAGGCAGAAATATCGGGGTAAGAGGAGTAATGCACCTGAAACTCTGCGTTTGCGCCGAGCACAACGCCGTTGTTCAGTCGCTCCAGGCAGGTCTTAATCATCTCGTCAATATGAGAGACCAGCACGGAGCCGGACTGAGCAGCGGCAAATTTTTGCAAGGTATAGCTTTCAAGACAGGTTTCAAGAATCAAGCGCTCCATAACTGTCAAGCCGTCACGATACGGAATGGAATAGACGATGATGTCGCACTGGTGAAGACGTTCGTTCAGGTAGATGTCAAACTCTTTTGCCATATGCGACCTCGCTCTCTACGTTACGCCGGGTTCTGAACCAGCAGTTTCAGATAGCCGGACTTGATGGTCATGATGGTTGCCGTCTCAACACCTCTGGGCGTGGACAGCTCACCGAACATCAGCAGGTTGCCATCGTCGGCGGTGGGGGAGTCATAAATCACATAGTGTGTGATGGTGCCCCAGTTAGCGGTGGACTCATCGAAGTTGATATCCTGCTCATTGGAAACCAGACCGTCAACGGGCTCGCTCAGGTTGGTCAGCAGCAGGCGCTGATAACCGGCATCGGTGGAAGGCTCATTCACGCCGGAACCGTCAATGGCCGGAGTAGAAGAACTAAGGCCGATGTAATACTGTGTGGGAATGGCGGGGGCCTCCTTAGTGTGGAACAGATTGCCCGCCACGCAGTTCAGGAAGTATGTGGTATTCATATCTTCGTTTCCTCCTTAATCGAAAATGGGCAAAATAATAGCCAGTTGCGTGGCAACTGGTTACTGAATGAAGCCCTTATTGATGTTGTTCACGATATACAAAAGACCCTGCTTGGGAATCTCAACGTCACCGCCGATATCCTGGATTTGGATTTGATAGATGTATTTCCCCGACAATCCAACCGTTTCCTTCGGTTCGAGGGTGACTGTCAACACATTGTTGATGGTGGTGTCCTCGTTGAAAATAGCCTCCATCGGCTTCGTCAGAATTGGCGTTCCCATCTTGTTTGTGAAGCTGACGATAGCAAAGTTTGCGGCGCAGCCTGTCAAACTGAAAGGGCGGTGATTCTTGTAGAAGTAGACGTTGAACATAAGGTCTTGCGTCTCGCCGCCAACAAAGTCGATGGTAGGCAATGTATATGGGGTAAGCATAGCCACGCCGGGCATATACATCACCTGCCTTTCTTCATGTTATTTGCCCTTTGCCTTCTCCGCAGCCTTCTGAACGATATCGGCACCGTCCAACATACCCAGGACTTCCTCGATAACGTTGATACTGCCGCTCAGATTGGCGAGATTCTGCTTCCCACTTACGGGGATAGTGTTCAGCGCATTGGCTGCGGCAATCAGCCGCTGCATGATTTCGTCTTTCATGTTCAATCTCCTTTAGCTCATAAAATTCAACTTTGATTCAAGCTCTGCAACCCGACTGCTGAGCTCGTCAACAGCGCGGTAGAGCTTTTGAATCATAAAGGTGTTCAGTGCAATGAAGTTCTCGTACCGCAGATAGCACTGGTCTTCGTGAGCTCCATGCACATCGTTCAGCCCAGCGGAACGAACGAATCCCGCAAAGTCATTCGTGGTCATCCCAGCGTTTATCAGTTCTTCTTCGATATCCTGGGCAACGAACCCAAGGTGGAATCTGCCGCTTCTGCCGTTATTCATGCGATATGGCGTCGGCCTGAGACTCAAGAAGAAATCGCTGTACCGTTCCATGTCATAAGTGATACTATTTTTAACCCTGCGGTCGGAGCTTCTGGACATCTCCTCACTGGAATAGCACCCGCCCGCTGTAACAAGAATGTCGTTTCCACCTGCGGTCATACGAGCACCAGCGTTTGTAACGATGATATAGTTGCTGGGGTCCGAACCGTAAATCATGGAACCATAGGTATATCGGATACCATCGTGTCCTCTTGCACAGCAGAAACCACCATAGCTGTTACTGAGCGTAACTTGGGAAGCATCAATAGTGCCAGCACGAATATAGTTCGCATTGATGTAAAGCCGGTTGTTTGTGGAATCGCTGAAAATTCCAAACAAGGTGCCATTGTTTGTCAGAATGTTAAAAATTTCACGGTCAGTCACGGCCATATCCTGCGCCTCGCGGAAGGCATCCCAGGCAAGTTCATAAGCATCGTCTGCATATCTGTACGCAGAATCGGCACGGCTATAAGCGCTATCTGCATACTGGTATGCGGAGCTCTGCCACGCATTGGATTCCGATACGTTCGCCCAGTTGATAGACGAACCCCAGGCCATTGTGATACTGCCTCGAACGGAAACATTACCGTTTCTATCAACGACAAAATTACCATTGCCCACGTTTAGACCATTGAGGTTTAGGTAGTCAGCCGTGAACTCATAGTTGCCATTCATCATGGAATTTCCATATCTATCTTGGAACGAAGCGCCAGACACCACACCCTTGAAAGTGCCATTCTTGGCGTAAATATCACCATTCTTTTTTACCCAGAACGGTGCGCTTGTTGGGTTGGTAGCTCCCGCCCAAAAAGCGTACAGAGAATTGTTGTTGGTGCCGGAGCCATTCATAGCGACATAATTGCTTCCGCTCCCAGCATACAGATAGTCATCCGCAATCGTAAATCCGCCAATCTTGCCGGAAGTGGCCTTCACCGCCCCACGGAAGTAGGCGCTGCCATCCCGAATATCCAGAAAGAAATTGGAGTTTACCGGCATACCATCGGAATCGAACGCGATGTTCCCGCTGCTGTTGATAAAGGACGGGGTAACGGTCGTGCCGCTGGTGGTGAAAAGGTTGCCCCTCCCGGCCACAATTCCATAGTCCGGGTCGAGGATAATCTTGCCGCCAGTAACAGCACGGGCAGAGAACGCCGAGGCGTTCCCGCTTTGAAGGATGAATGTGGCGTTATAGAGCCAAGCCCCGGTCGCATCGACACGGAACTGCATAACTCCTCGGTCGTTGGTGTTCTCAATGATGAGGTTGTTGCCCACAATCAGCTTGCCGCCAATGACCTCTGCATTCACCCCGAAGTATTCTCCAATTTCAGGGGAAGCAAAGTGCCCGATAGCCAGCTTGCAGGTGCCCCAGTTGTCATCCGACATGGCAATCATGCTGTCCACAATACGGATTTGATACTTGGAGTCCCCGCCCACATGGATACCAGCGCCGTTGATGATAACGCTCTGATTGGCGGCGGCCAGAATGGTGTTCTTGGCGGCGTCCAGCGAATCGGACATGAACTTTGACACCATGGACGCCTGCCCGACAGTCTGATTGTAGATGTACTTGCTTGCGTCAAAGCTCCGGCTTGTGGAATAGCTGGACTCAATCATATCCTTCAAGGTATTCACGTTATCATGACGCTTAAACCTGTTGGAAAATACGATTGAAAACTGGTTTCGTTCCTCGAAGTCAAGCTCAAACTCAATGATATAAGGGGTAATCGTGTATTTCCCCCGCCTGCCGCCCACGTTCAGGTATACACCCTTACCAAGTTCCAGTTGGTTTCGGAAGGGTGAGAACTCCTGCGCAAAAATGAAGTTTGCGGAATCCACCGAGAACTCATAGGTCGGCGTTGCAGCATCATCGAGCGTGTCTACCGCCCACTCATACAGCTCCATCTCGACCGAATACCGCTGATAGTCGTTGACATTCGCCGTCAGATACATAGAGCCTGACGCATTGAAGCTGAGGGCCGTCCCCTCGTCTGTTGTGATGTAGATATCCTCTCCCAGGTCTGTCGGGTATCTCGTGGTCGTGGGGCTGACATTGGTCGAAAAGCTGGATAATGTCCCGGACATCGTGACCATGCCGCTTGCCGCTGTTTTGTTGTTCACACGAAGCGTTCCTGCATAGAAGCTCAGAACATAGCTGTTCCCGCCTATTTCGAGCGTACCACGGATGATGTCGCCAGAGATAGCGTTAGAGCCAGATAGAGAGAATGTGCCGCCGGACATAGTATACATCCTCTTGCCAAATTGGGCGCTCAGGTCGATTCCGGAGATAGCCGAACCGGATACGGTCAGCCGGTTGTTTGACAGGGGATAGGACTGCCCGGAAACTGTGGTGTCCACATCCGTCGCAACAAATGTGTCCTCTGTGATGTCCTGCTCAATGAAAAAATTAGAAAGCTCCCGATACTCAGTCTCTGTGAAGTAGTTTGAGATGGAGAGTTCGTTTGCGATGGCCTGAATTTGCCCCGCATAGGAAGATGGAACAGTCGGGTCAAGTTCCCGCTCAATAGAGGCGATGGTACTCTCCTGCGCCCTGACCTCGTTGGTTTTGGCGGCAATTTTTCTGTTGATGTCGTCCAGCAGAGACTGCTGGTATGTCTTTCCCGCAGATGTGATTTCCATAGCGTGCGCCTGGATAGTCACGCTCTGCTGAGCCGTCAATGTTTCGAGCTCGCCCTTCAAATCGGCAAGCGCGGCCTGGGCGGTCATCAGCCTTGCGGTCGCAGACGCACGAAGACCGGTCAGACCACGGTAGTATTCCTGTCTGTTCAGGATGCTCCGTTGCCACGATACCCACTTGGAGGCCAGAGGCTCCCGGATATCCCCGTTGGCAATAAAGTACGACAGGTCATAAATCCAGTTGGTTCCGATGGGGTTCACATTACGGATGCTCAGCTCGTCCGAGCCATAGGGCCGAATCGCTGTGACCAGCTCGTCGCTTTTCTCCTCGATGCCAAGAGACTCAATCAGGTTGTCAAAATCCAGATAGATGGGCAGTGTAGGCCGCTCCTCGTCCGCATCATAAACGTTGATGGTCTTCTTATAGGTGTCGAACACAAACACACACCGGTACTTTTCGGGGGCATGGTTGTACATAAACGAGAGCAAGTAGTCGTCGTACTGGTTGAATGTTCGATACTTGCCAATCAGAGACGGAGAGACGTACCCGACGCCCCACCCGATAGCCACCTCCAGAATCCGCCCAAGTACGGTATCGGTTGGGGAACCGGGATTCCAGAAGTTGAATGTGCCTTCTTCCAGAAACAGCTTCTTGCTCTCCAGGGTCTTCTCATAAGAGTAGCCCTTGACGTGCTTGACCTCCATAATGCCGTCGGCTTCGGTCTCCGGGTTCATCGTCTCGTATACGCCGTAACACTTGGTATAGATTTGCTTGTACCCGGTCACATCGTCATAGAGTGGGTTTGGTTCGCCGTCGATAACCGCAGGAATATCGAAAGAGATTTCGCTGGGTTCGGAGAACTTGATGTTCAGCTTGAGATTGTGGACACCGGGGATGATACCGACCATCTTGTCGCCAAGGGTCTTCAGCATAAGCTGGGGCGTCTCCGGCAGACCATTAACGTCAAACTCCAGTTTGGAGTAATCAAGATACATTTCGTTCCCTCCCTTTACCCTGCGACGTTATACAGCAACCGGCCAGAGATAATCAGCGGCCCCTTCCCGGTCACGGTCAGGTTGTTATCTCCGTGAACAAACCGGAAGAAATTCAGATTGAATCCGTCATACAGATTGACATTAGACGTGGTATCCTGGATGATGCCATTGTCGTTGTCAATCACCGCCGTAATGGACGATGGGATTCCAGTCAACTTGAACTCCCGGTCGTTGTCGTTGTGGTTTACAATACTCAAAGTACCGCCGGAAGTGGGCACATAGGTAAGTATTGGCTTGACATACTCCCGGACGGAGCTGTCGTTTCGGAACAGGATGTCTGCCGCTCCATTGATATCATACCTGTATTCAAACGGAAATCCGTAAGCATACGGGCAGTCACACACAACCGTTGCCTCAAACGCATAGGGAATCCATCCGTCTGTGATGGGCTGCAACTGTGTGATAAGGCATCTGAATTGCACCCGCTCCAAGTCGGGTTGGTCGATAGAGAGCCATTGGTAATCCTGATGGCCGGTCAGCCAAAAGGCGATGTTCTCCATCTCATATCTGTCCAGCGGTTCCAGCGACCCGAACACCAACTTGAATTGTAGCGGGGAGCTGTGATAGTTGACGCCATAGTGGATGGGCCGGATACGGTTGTTCGTTCTGGTCTCAACAATTTTTGCGATATTCCCAAACGGGACATCGCTCTGCGTATGACTGCCGATGTCGTAAATCATCAGACCGTACATGAGCGAAGATTCGCCCGCAAAAGAAAACTCATAACTATTGAACAGCTTCCTCACTTCCTCTCCGTTTGAAATAGCGTAGAGGGAGGCTCTTGCGGCCTCCCTCTAAACGCTTATCGTTTGATGTTGAGCTGGTCAAGCAGCTCGTTGGCCTGCTGCCGGGTGATGGCACGGTGCTTCTCCACGGTCTCCTCATTGGTGCCGGTGATATAGGTGTCACCGAACTCAATACGAATCTCGTGGTTGTCAGAGATGTTGGCCGGAACATCGGCCTTTGCATCTGTCAAGCCGCCAGTGCCCGCCAGAGTCTGCCGCATATCTGTGGACTTCATCAGTTCCGCGAACTTATCCGACAGCGTAGTGGCAAACTCGACCAGCCGGTACAACCCCTTCTCCTTCTGCTCATCCAGCACAGCTTCGCCCTTTTCGAGCACTGCCATGATTTCATTCTGCTTTAGGGTGGGGTTATCGCCAGCAATACCGCCCTTGTGGTAGATGTACTTGCGGTACTTATCGTAGAGCAGTTGACTGGAACCGTCCATATACCAAGTGCCGTTGTCACGGTGGGTCTTGACGCCATACTGGGAAAGCATCGTGCCGAGCTGCAAGTTACGGTTATCAAGCCATTTCTTGCGCTCCTGGGTGGCTGTGTGATGCTCTTGGCTGTTGGCGTACATCTCCTTGATAATGGCGTGGATAGAGTCCTCACTGGAGCTGGAGCTGTGATTGCCGGTGGTGCCGACGACCCTGTTGTTGGTGGTTCCGCCCGTGCTGGTAGTGCCACCACTGGTGGAGGCTGCGATATCAGCGTCGATGTTGTTGAGTGCGGAGACGTAGCTGCCATACCGCTGTGCAGCAGCTAAACAATTTTCCCATGCAGTAGTGATTTCAGAGTTGAGCACAGAACCATATTCTGTGTTCCATGCAATCAGCTCGTCATACAGCGTGTTCCAATGCTCCTCAATATAGGCAATGGCCATATCATACAACTTCTGATAGCTACTGATGGTCTCCTCCAAAGCCTTAATCTCGGCGTCTTTCTCGTTCTCATATGCCGTCTGCATATCGTCAAGCGCTTCCTTCTGCGCATCAACGGCGTAATCAGACTGGTCGTCGGCAAGCTCCTTCTGAAGCTCTGCCATCTCTTCCTCCAACTTGATTTTCTTCGCCTGCGCATCACGGCTGTCATCCAGGGAGAGTGCATTGATTTGCTCCTGGAGCTTGGCGATTTGCTTCACCTTATCTGCAACCTTATCCTCGTACTCAGCCTCCTTCTTGGCGGCGTCGAGAGCCTCTTTACGAAGGTCG